TACTAATACATTAGTAGTAAATCTTAATAAGCTGGCTAAGACAAAAGAATCTAATTTAACTACTGCTAATCCTATAGATTTTCTTTCTACAGATCAGCCAGGCTTTAGAGGTATGAGAAGTACTATTAAAGCTATTGTGGAAGAATATGGGGCAAGCGTTGGTAGTACAGGATCTACAAGAAAACTTACAGCAGAGGGTACAACACAGTTTGAAACATCATTAAATAGTAGAGCTACAAGAGTAACTCAATTATTAAATGAAGCTAAAAGTTTAGATGATTTATTAGCTAACCCTGCTACGGCTAATTTCCATCCTGACAATAACCCTGCAATGGCAACAAACCCAATTATGAAATCATTATTCATAATGGATAAAGGAGCTATTGGTTATAAGTCTCGTAAACAAGGAACTAAATTATATTTATTTAATGTAAGTGGTGTAACTGTTGAAAGACAGGATATTGTATTTAATGAAAAACTAGGTGCCGATGTACCGTTAGGTCCACCTTCAATTTACGGAACTAAGAATATCTCTCTTGATGAATACACTAAATTAAATCAAGATATACATACATTGTTCCTTGGAGGATATGTAGAAAATGTTAGAGCATCTGATAAAAGTACATCACTAGCTTGGAAAGTTTCTGGTGAAAATGCAAACATTACTCCTGCAGATGTAATAAATAAAACTTATTTATACAAAGCTACTCAAGCTGTAGTAGACATTTTAGCTGGTGAAATAGCTACAATGAGTAAATACTATAATGCTGAATTAAATGTATTTGACTCTAAGGGCAATCCTATTAAGCTTAATGAATGGCAATTCTTTTCAGATGATGTTTTAATTGATTCTGATACACGAAGAAGACTTAATGGGTTTATTGGTGAAGCTGAGTACAATGCGGCTGAACTAAGTCAAATGATAATGAAGGAAATGCCTGAAGTTAGAGAAGGTATTGAAGAAGGCATTCGTAGAAAAATTAGAATAGAGTTAGAAAAGCTTAATGCTATTATTGATAATAACATTGATCTTACAGGTAATGATATTGTATTAGGTAAAGATCTTAGAAGGAGTATTGAGCAAAGAGCTAAGTTACCTAGTAGGCCTGCATTAAAAACAGCAGTATTGACAGCATTCATTACAGAATCTATGATTCGTAATCATGCAATGTTTAGCATTACAAATGGTACATTAGCTAGCTACAGATCTGCAGATGATGTCATTAAGCGTAATACAATTACATCTACTGGTAATTCATTTCGTTCAGATCAAGCAGCTCAAGCATATATTAGTGCTCAAGGTAGATTATTAGAAGCTGCGTACTCTAGAAGAACCGGTAAGCCTGTAATGCCTAGAGATTACACAGGAGTTCTTAGAACAGCTATTCTTAAAGAAATGACTATAGATGGTCAGAAGCTTAATAAAGAATGGTATGAGTTAGCTGAAAATAGTTTTAAAGCAGAAGGATATTCTCAAGAAGAAATAAATAATATTCTAGAGGCTTATCGTAGCATGGATGAAGCAGATGCTCAAGCTTACATTACTATGGATACTTATAGACAATTAAGTATTGCAAGTGATGAATGGACATCTGAACAAGAGTACATGTATAACAAATTGGTTGCTGGTGAAAACATTAACAACCCTCAGCAATATTTCCCAGTAAGAAAGTATCAATATACAGGACCGTTGCTTAATGCAGGAGCTCCTGTACAGGCATTGCATAAGTATTCATTATTTCCATTAATTCCTACTGTTATTTCTGGAACTAATTTGGAGAAGTTGAATAATGCAATGATGGAAGCAGGCATAGATTATGCTACTTATGAAACAGGTAATAAAGCTGCAAGAGTTGGACAGCCTGTAGAAGCATTTGTAATTAATGAAGAGAATGGTGTTCGTACAGTTCCTGAAAATGTTGCATCTGATTTAAAAAATAATGTTAACCTAATTCATGTTGAATACTTAAGAGATCAGCTTAGAATTAATAATCAGTATAAAAAGTCTGCTACCTTCTCAACTCAGTTTAGAAAACTTCTTGGAGATGGTATTTATGAGAATGGTAAAGCTAAAAACAAAAAGTTAGCAAAAGCTCATGAAGCGTTTCTAAAAAATATTGATGATTTGATTGCTTATGAAACTGAGCAGTTAGAAAAAGAAATCAATACTAAAAAGAAATTGGTTTCTCTAATCAAGAAAGAGTTGCAGCGTAGAGATTTAGAAGACTATAAGATTGAAGCTATAGACATAGATCGTAATGGTAATCTTAAGTATAATTTAGATGCATTACCAGCAGCAGCAGAAATGGAAAAGATTTTAAATGCTGTTGTAAATAGAAGATTGATTAGAGCTAAGCTTACAGGTGAAGCTTTAGTACAAGTGTCTTCAGCTGGATTTGAAAAAGTTGAAACGTCTAATGATTTAAAATTCTATAGACCAGGGCAAGCAGCTCAAGTTAAAATACCTTTACAAGGAGAATACAGAAAGCTTTTGTATATGAAGCACCCTGATGGTAAGGCCATTAATTCTTTAGAAAGACTGAATGCTTTGTTAAAAGATCCTAAATGGATGAAAGAAAACAAAGCTCTTGTAAGTATGACGGGTGTACGTATTCCAGTACAAGGTCTTAACTCTATGGAATTCTTTGAAGTTGCAGAATTCTTACCACCTGCTGGAGGAAATATTATTGTTGTTCCTACAGAAATGGTAGCTAAGTCTGGATCTGATTTTGATATTGATAAACTTACAATGTATTTCCCTACCATTTTTGCAGGTAAGAGAAAAAATGCTAAGAGTAAAAAAGTAGATGCTTTAACAGATCAAATGTTAGACGCAATCTTTGGGGAAACTATTGAAGAAGGTGAGTATGTAGTAGAGCTTGATGAGCAAGGAGTTAATAAGTACAAGAATAATATTATTAACTTGTCTAGAGAAATTCTATTACATCCTGATAACTTCACTAAGCTTATTAGACCTATTGCTACAGACTTGGTTAAAGAAACATCTGAAGCTTATGCTGAGTTAGAATCTACAGAAGATGCGTTAAGCAAATCATCTGTATTTGATTACTCTTATAACTTAAAGAAGCAGCAAGAAAACTCTATTGGTAAAAGAGCATTGGGTATTAGTGCTAAGGGCAATACTTATAACACAATGTTCCAAAAAGTTTCAAAAGAAATGTCTGATACATTTGCGTATCATAGCGCATTTACGTCTTTGTATGGCTCTCCTTTTGTTTCTTTAAAGATGGCTGAAAATGTTACAAATGATAGTGGAGAGCCTATAACTATTAACTATACAGTTTTCAACAAAAAAAGCATTCAACTACCATTTGGTAAAATTGGTGATCTAAAAGATTCTCAAGGTAAGCATCTTAAATCTGATATTATATCTCAGATTATGAATGGTCACGTAGACGTTGCAAGTGATTCTTGGATCTTTAATATTGGTGCAGATGATGTAACAACCTCATATCTTTTAAATCTTATTGATATGGGAGTTAATTACGATTATGCTGTAAGATTCTTAAACAATTCTTTTGTACGTGAGTATTTAAATTTGTTTAGAGCTTTGAAAAAGAGTGATCTTAACAAGGCAATTCTTCCTAATATGATGGAAGACTATACTGTTATAAATATGATGCTTAGAAAGCACGCTCGTTCTGAGTATGATATCATTCTAGGAAAGAAAGATAAGCAGACTGGAGAATATCTTTATGATGATCAGGGTAATGTTGTAACAAGACCGCCCGGGACTAAAGATTTATTTCAAATAGTTTCTATATTAGAAGCTAAGTCTACATTAACAGAAGACCAGCTTAAAAGCAATACAGATCTTTCAGCTCTTATGGAGTTCATGAAGTTTGTTTATTATGTTAAGCCAATGAAGTCAATAAGACTTACTACTGATGTAGATACAAAGAAATCTGCAACTTTTGTAGAAGCAGCCGCTGAATCAGAAAATGTATTTAACCTTACTACTAACCCTGTCACTAGTGATTTTGTAGACCAGCTTTTGTCTAATAATGTTTTAGGTACGTTTGCAAATGTTAAAGATTTCCAGATGACTGCCTTTAATGAACTGTTTGGATTTAGAGCAGATCGTACTTTCATTAAAAGTTTAAATAGATCAATAGCTTCTACAGATCTAGCTTATGATAAAGAGGGAAGAGAAAAATATATTGCAGCGGTAACAAATGGTTTTACAAGCTACTTAGTTAATCGTATTAGTTTTCCATTCACTTCAGAAAATTTTACAACTGTTAAATCTTACAAGGGTCTGCCTGTAAATTTTGTTAAGTTTGATAACAATCTTGCTGGTCAGGTTGCTATATCTAAAGATGGTGTAATCAATATAGATATTCAAAACCTTAATGCTAAGAGTGCGGCTTTGATGAATAAGTTTGATTTAACTTATCCTCAGCTATTATCTGTAGTATTAGAATCTCAATACATAAGAGCTACAGCAGAAGAGTCAGTTACAGATCATATAGAAAGAGCTATTGCAAATCTATATATTGATAAGCATCTTATTGACTTTACTAATCCAAATGGGGTTGCTCAAAAGTATCAAGAGATGATGGATAATAAAAAAGCTGTAGCTGCTCTAGAGGGGTACTCTATTGTAGAAGATCTTATAATCTATGATTACAATGGTGGTAAAATGATTGGTATTAAAACTGATCGTGCTAATGTTGAAGACATGGAGCGTTACCATGCAGAAATTAAAATGCTGCAAGAGTCTGCAAATCCTATGGTAAGAGAATTCTTTACTAGATTGCCGCAAGTTGTTACATCTGTAGAAGGTTTTAAAAACGGAAGGTTCTCTCTAATTAATGTTGTACCTTTTGATCAGGTATCGCAAAAAGCTAATGAAGCAATTAAAGACTATAAGTCTCTACCAGAAGAAATTAAAGAAACTATTATAGGTGACTACTTTAGTAAAACTAATGGGCCTATTCAAATGATAGAAGTTTCTGAAGAATTTGCTGATAGAACTGTAGAGCTTAAGACTGATGAGGAAGTTGAAGAATTTATTAAAAAGTGTAAAGTATAATGCAAGCTTGTCCTAATATATCTTCTCCTGAATGGAGAAAGCTAGTAAGTGTTGTAGGTGAAATGGAAGCTTACAGAGACTTTATGACATACGGTACTATCCGTGATGTTGCCTCTGTATTAATGACTGTTAAATCTAGAACTCCAGAAGAGAGTAGTAAGATTCAAAAAGCTACAAGTGTTATTGAGAATTCTATTGTGGAGTTAAATAACACAATGGCTGCTGCTGGGTTGCATAAATTAGCTGGTACTATATCTAATAATCTTGGAGTTGCTTATGAAACAATAAGTATAGAAGATGCATATGAGCTTTTAGAACAGGCTGATACTAAGTACAATAATGAAGCTGCATTTACTTATCAAAATAAAGTATACTTTGTAAATGAGATCTTAAATAAAGACATGGTTCTTCATGAGTTTTCTCACCCTCTTGTTAAAGCAGTTAGACTTCAGAACAAAGAGTTATTTACTAAGCTTTATGAAGAAGCAATTGCTTTACCGGGTATTGCAGACATCATTAAAGAAAGATACTCAGACCAGTCTATAGAATCACAGCAAGAAGAGGCTATAGTTAGAGCTATGTCTATTGCTAAACCAGAGTCAGGTTTTTGGAAGAGAGTTGGCTATGCATTAAAACAGTTAATTAGAAAGGTCTTTGGTAGACAGGTTAAAGTAAATACTCTTTCTAAGAATACAACGCTTGCAGATCTGTTTCAAATGATGCAGACTGAAGAGTTTGATATTCAGTTTGTAGATAGTAGTAATGATAATGTTGTAAGCTTTATTAGAGAGCAAAAAACATTAAATGATTTTTTAGCTAATGAAGCAAGTTCTCCTAAAATAGAGATACTATTAGAGGATTTAAAAAAGCTTACTAATCATGCTGCAAGATTGGTAGAAGATGAGCAGGTTGATAAGGCTATTGGTGAGTTTTTAGAAACAGAAGATGGTCGTTTTATATTTGATGAAATTGCTAGAGAGCTTGGTAAGTTTAAGCAGTTTAATCAAGAAGCTGAAAAGTATATTAAGAATGAAAGACCGATGCCTAAAGATTTGGCATCACTGGTTATTACAAGAAACCTTGCAGTACTTTCAAACTCAATAGCTCAGTTAGATATTCTTTTAGAAAACTTAGGTCAAGCGTCTGTTAAACTAAGTGCGGATCCTACTCAAGCAGAACTTATTGAAACTCAGGCAATACTTAAAATTGTACAAGGTGTTCAAGTTTGGGTTGGTAGTTTAGAGTCTTTAATGAAAGAAAATAAAGTTCCTCCAGGAAATGAGGTAAGAACTGATATTGGAAGAATTGGAACTATTGCTTCAGAAATTGAATCAGAGATGAGATCTGTATTCAAAGAGTTTGCTATTGAATTTTTATACGAAGAGAACGCAGATATTAGAGAGCAGGTAGAAGCTTACTATAATGAACGCTTAGAACAGCTAGAAAAAGAAAAAGCTCAAGGTAAAAATGTATCTAGACAGATAACTAATCTTAAAAAAAAGCGTGCTGAAAAACTACTAACTAAAGAAAATTTAAGAAAAGTATTGTCTGGTGAATTAGGTGACGTTAACGTTGCTGGGGCAATGCTTGAAAACTTTTTAAATAATCCTGATCCTGTAATAGGTGGTTTTGCTTCTTGGTATAGAAAGCAAGCGTACAAAGCTCAAACTAAAATGCAAAAGCAGACAAATGAGTTTATTAAAAATGTATTACCTATTATTAAAGAAGCCGGATATAATTCAAATAATCCTCAAGCTTTCTTTAGACAATTGCTTTTTCTAGATAAGACAGTTAAACTAGATGCAGCTTTTGATGAAGATTTGGGTAGTGATGTATACCAAAGCAAAGAGTTTGAAGTTTGGAGTTTATTAAATCCATATAAAAACTATTTAGCAGATCGTAAGATTTTGCAAGAAAAAATTGAGAAGGCACAATCTACAGATGATTTAAGAGCTCTTCAAGATCTCTATCAGCAGAGAGAAGAGATGGATAAATTTTTTCATAGACGGTATACAAAAGAATACTATGATGCTTTTGAAGAATATAATACTCCTGTAGGTAAAATTGCTCGTCAAAAGCTTGATGACCTTTATAATGAACTTACTCAGATAGATGATAAGATTAATGGGTATAATCCTCAAGATGTAACTGAAGATGACTTTAATGAAAAGAAACTTATACTAAGAGATATTCGTCAACTATATTCAGAGGTGGATATTTATGGTAATAAGAAAAAAGGTGAAGATCTTGAAGTTGCTCAGCTACTTAAAAGAGTTAGAGAGAAGAGTCAAGATTTTTATGAGTATAATGAAATACCAGGTCTATTTGATACAGCATACAATAACTTCTTAGATAGTATTCAGCATGTTGAATTTGGATCAGAAGAATATGATGCTCTAGTAAATGACTGGTTAGATAGTAATACTCAAACTGCAGTTACTGATGACTACTTTGAATTAGTAGATCAAATCTTAACTGAAATTGAAGAGCTTCAGAAAATGCTCGGTATGGAAAGCTCTTCAGTTAAAGAGGTATATAAAACTATTAATGACATTAGTAAAGGTTTTCGTGATTCTACTAATGAAGTAGAAGCTACAGCAATTACTCCAGAAGCTCAGAAGAAAGTAAAAGATCTACAACAAAAGCTTTTGGATTTTAAAGCTGAGATGAGAAAGCTTAATGGTTTAACCCAGGCTGAAAGTGATAGGCTTACAGAGCTTTTAACTAAGAAGAATGAAGAAGGTACAATAAGCAGAGAAGAAATGCTTGAGATCCGTTCTTTATTTGATAAGAAAAAAGCTGAAGGTAAAGACCCTGCATTATTGAAAAGACTTTTTTCTTTATACGCAAGTTTATCTGAACTAAGACAAACAGAACCTACTCAGTATTATGCTGATGCTATATCTGCACATTTGTCTAGAATTAAATCAGAGGGTACAGCTCCTGGATTATTTAGTGGTGCATGGCCTCTTGCTGACAGTTTAGTTCTTACTAAAGCATCTGTACAAGAGTTGATGAGTGATCCTATATTCATTAACACAATGCTGCAGGATAAAGAATTTTCTGATTGGTATAATAGAAACCATGTCTATGATAAGAAGAAGAATGAAACTCAGCGTACAGCATTGTGGAATGTTAAACGTCCTGCTGATTCAAGCTTTTATAAAACAATGACTTTACCTACTGGTGAAGAAATCATGCGTATTCCTAATAGAACTTTCCAAGAAAGAATTGTTAAAGACAAATATGTATCAGAAAGAGTTGTTGGTAAGACTATAGATGTATGGGGTAATTACTTACCAGATTTATCTATTTCAAATAACCCTTATCGTAATGATGAATACTTTAAATTGAAGAAAGAAAATCCTTCAATGTTTAAAGCTTTAACAGCTCTTACTGAATGGCATTTGTCTAAACAAGAAGGTCTTAACGTTACAGCTAGATTAGGATATCAAATACCTAGATTTAGACCTGATAGACTTGAAAGAATTCAAGAGCTTACAAAAAGTGGAGCTATTGGTAAAACTTTAGATGATGCTAAAGAGAAGATCATGACTTCTGTAGATGATATACAGAATGGATTTAACTTTGATCAAAAGCAATTAGCAACTTTTGGTATTATTGATGATGAGTTATCACAAATTCCTATTCATGGTGTTGCTAAACTTGATAGTCCTAATGTTTCTTTAAACGTTATGGACAGTATTCTTAGATACAATAGCTCAGCTATTATGCAAGAAATGCTTATTGAAACAAGTCCTATTGCAAGAATGCTTATTGATGTAGTAGATGATCCGGATAATGCAATAAAAGATTTAGAAAAAATAGATAGACAGCTTCTAAAAAGAACAGGTCAGGTTGTTAATAGAAGTTATGCTAAAATTGCTAAGCATGATTCTATTAGATCTGTGGCATTAAATGCGTTTTATGAAAGAGAATATTTAGGTAAAGTTCATGCAGAAACTTTTATAGATAGATCTGCCCCACGGTTTAGAGCTGGTTACAGAATGTTCCAAAAAGGTACTGGTATAATGATGAGACTTGCATCTACATCATTCTTTGCAGTAAACATTCCTTCTGCATTAAAAAACCGTTTTGCAGCTGTTCTTCAAAATAATATAGAAGCTACTGCTGGAGATGTTCTTACACCTGAAGGTTATTTAAGAGGCAAGGTTGTAGCTAAAAGTGCCATTGCTCAGATTAGTTCTTCTATTACTTCTGATAAAGTAAAAGGTAAGCATGTTCAGATAGCTCAGATTTTTGATATTGATGGTCAACTTAATAAGCAAAAAGATCCTGTATCAAGAACATTTGCAAGAGATGCTGTATCACTTAGCTGGTTATTCTCACCAAGAAAACTTTTACAAATGGATGCAACGTTGGAGTTGCTCTATGGTATGTTACACAGTAAAGTCATTGAACTTAAAGATGGTTCTAAGACAACACTTGGTGAAGCATTAGAATTAAAAGATGGTCAATTACAAGTAAGACCTGACACTAAAGAAGACTGGTCACTTACTAGTGATAACTTTATTAAGTTCCGTATTCTATATCAAGGTAAGATGAATAGACTTCAAGGTACTTATGATTCAATTGACCAACCATTATTTGCTAGATACCTTATAGGTAGAATGATGCTTTTCTTAAGAAAGTATTTCATTTCAATGTTTATGAATAGGTTTGCAAGTACTAGAGTTCAATATGATACTAGACAAGTAGAAGAAGGATATTATAGATCTGGCATGAAGTTCATGGGTAATTTTATGCAGGCTCTTTATAATCAATCAAGACATGGTGGAACATTTGCAGAGTTTGATAGAAACACAGCCGTAGAAAAGAAAGGTGCTATAAGAATGGGAGCAGATATCCTACAGCAAATAGTTCTTCTTACGGCCTATAAAGCTCTCATGAGTGTACTATTTGGTTACGATCCAGAGTCTGATGATGATGATGAAAGAAAAACTGCATTGTTACGTAAAGGCTCTGGTGCTTTACCATTACCAATGACAAGTTCTAAGTATGACTTTAATCCCGTAGGTTGGTTCCAGTTGCACGCAATTAATCAAATGATGCAAGTACATCAAGAAGCTGCAACATTCTCACCATTAGGGTTAAATGGTAGCTCTCCTTTATCAGGATCTCTATTAGAAATGTTTACATCGCCGTATAGTGCTATTGTGACTCCAACAGTTAGCCGCGGTATGGATGTATATAGCTTAGGAAGAAAGGCTGTGACAGGTGATAGAGGTGCTTATTATACACGCGATGTAGGACCATGGATGTGGCAAAAGCAAGGTTCAACTAAGATGACTGCGGAAACTCTGAAGTTTATTGGATTGAACGGTAAGACTGTAGATCCTGCGAATGCTATTGTGCAATGGCAACAAGGTCAAAAATTACGTAAGAGATAGAATATTATTTCAGATTTTAACAAGAGGGGTTTTTATAAGCCCCTCTTTTTTTGTATTTTATATATATAAGAACCAACAAATTAGATCGTGTTTACAAAACTAAAATCAAAGCTTATGGCATTTGCCGACATCTTTAAAGACGAAAATGATTACAATGAAAAAACTATAATTGGTTTTATGTCTTTTGCAGTAATGGTAGCCTTTGCTACGGCGGATCTGGTTACGGGTTACTTTGGTAAGGATTTAGTTATTAACGAAGGGATCTACAATTCATTTGTAATTATCACATTGGGTTCATTTGGGATTGCGGGTCTTGAAAAATTTGCAAAGAAATGAAATTAGAAGTATTAAGATTTAGCAGTCAAGACGACAGCACTAATGGTATTTTATTTGATGTCACAGAAGGAAGAAAGTTTTTATGCTACACTCTTGAAGATGAGTATAGGGAAACAAAAGTTATGTCTGAAACACGAATTCCTGCTGGCACATATAAAATTACACTTAGAACGGTAGGGGGTCACCATGAAAGATACACTAAGAAATATGGTGAAATGCACAAAGGCATGTTATGGGTTCGTGACGTGCCTAATTTTAAGTGGATCCTTATTCATACTGGTAATACTGATGAACACACTGCTGGGTGCCTCCTTGTTGGTGATAGTCAACAAAGCAATCTTATCAAGAGTGATGGTTTCACAGGTTCAAGTACTCAAGCGTATAAAAGAATCTATCCTCCGATTGCTGCAGCGTTGGAAGCAGGGGAAGAAGTAACAATCACATATATAGATTACGATACAGTATAATGGCAAAGCATATTAATAGTGCACAAAGGGTAGAAGTAAAGAAGTCAAGACCTGGTGTACACGCTAAAACAAAAACAAGTAAGAGTAAGAACTCTGCTAATTATAAAAAGAAATACAGAGGTCAAGGGCGATGAACAAGAAAAGTCTATATGATAGAGATAATATTGAACTATATATTCTCTCTAGGGAGCAGCAAGATGAGATTAATGATCTGTTAGCTTGGGATGAAACTATAGATGAGCCTGAAGACCTTTTTAATACAAAGGAATTCAAATCACTTTCATTATGGCAAAGACTATATCTGAGATTAAAGATAGCGCTCTGGGTTACATTGCATCCATAGCAGACTGGACAAGTATCCGTATGGTATACTTACTAATGTCTATTGTATTGTTTATTGGTTGGGCTACATCTACATGGGAGCTTATAGGTTTTGTTATTGTAATGTTGAATGTTGGTGTGTGGACCAAGTTCTGTCCTAGTAAGTGGATCTTTGAAAAGCTAGGTTGGAAGAAGTGTGATCTATAATGAATGCTTTAGATGGTATATCTCTTCGCAGTAGAATCTGTCTACTGTGTGCAACTATAATCATGATGACATTCTTTGTCTTCAAGACTCTGGTTGTATTTAGGTATATACATCACAGCACCTTTACACACTACTTTGAATGGTTGAGTGTAATTGCGTTTATGCCTCCGTTCTTTATGGTTGTAAAGGAGTTTCTACAGAACAAAGAAATTATTAAAGAAGATTTAGGTAAGAAGAATATATATCTAGAGCATGCTGCTAAGATTATTAGACATGACATGCACAGTGGTATCAATACTTACTTACCTAGAGGAATCAAATCTCTTAATAGGAGATTGACTGAAGAGTCTATTAAAGACTTAAAGATTGGGGCCCCGCTTCAGTTAATTACTGACGGTTTGCACCATGCACAAAAAGTATATGCAGGGGTATTTGAATTTACCAATCTGGTAAAAGAGAATGCACAATTAAATAAGGAAGTAAAAAACATAAAAGAAATTCTAGCAGATTATCTCAGGCTGACAGCATACAAAAACCAAGTGATCTTAGACGACAGCCTGGATATTTCTTTTGAAGTTAATGAGCCTTTGCTCTGTACCGCGTTAGATAATTTTATCCGTAATGGATTAAAGTATAACGATAATGGTACAAAATATGTAAAGCTTAGTATAGAGCAACACTTTACTAAAGGTTTATCTCTGGTTGTAGAAGATAACGGTAGAGGATTGACTTCAGAAGAGTTCATAGAACTCAGTAAACCATACGTAAGAAAAGAAGGACAAAAGGAAAGTGGCACAGGATTGGGACTCAACATCTCAATTGCCATATTAAAAGAACATGGTTTTAATGTACGCGCTGAGAAAAGAGAAGAAGGTGGTACAAAAGTAATTATTGAGATATGATTGATACATTAATGCTGATAGATGACGAGAATCTATTTCACTTGGTATTTGAAGATGCTTGCAGCATGTTAGATATAGCACTCTCTATAGAGTCATTAGACAGCTCAGATGAAGCTGACAGAAAATTTAAAGCATGGTTTCCGGATGATCCAGATCATGAAAGACCTCAGTGTGTCTTTGTAGATCTTAACATTATTGGTTCCAGCTTTGATGGAATTGAGATGATTAGAAAGATTAATAATGATTACGGTAACGGTTGCGTTATTGGTATCATTTCTAGTTCTTCTGATAATGAAGAGATTGAAAAAGCTAAGGCTGTAGGCGCACAGTTTTGGATTATTAAGTCTGATGACATTGAGCCTAGACTAGAAGAGTTCCATAAAGATTACGAAGGGTATGTAAATAAAACTAACCCTTTTAAAGTATATAGATGATAAGTTCTAAGGACACAGTAAAGGAAGCTATACTTAAAGCCAAGTCTAAGAAAGTTTTTATAGAAGGAAACTTTGTTAAGCTACTGGCTAAGACTTCTGATGCTGAGGTTAAAGACTATATAGAAGAGTGTAAAGCAAAAGATCTTGCTCAGAGACGTAAGCGTTTAGACATTACTAAACAAGTACAGGCTCAGAATATAGAGCTTGAAAATGCTAACATATTAAACAAGGCCCTCTTATTAGACCTGCAGAATAAGATGGAAGAACTGGAGGAAGCTAAACAAGCTGCTGAAAGTTTACGGGATGAAGCCTTAAATGATCTTGAGGTCATGCAAAAAAAGACTCAGTTTGAGTTAGTAGGTATTATTGTAAAGCTTGCACTGGCTGTTATAGTTGGTGTAGGTGTTACAACATCTGTTTTATATATGTTTGTTTTATATCAGGGCTATGATTCTAAGATAATAGAGAGTACCTGGTCCAATTTATTTGGTATATTGTTAACTAATTCATTTAGTATAGTTGGTACCATTATGGGTGTCAAGTATGCTACAGAAAAAGATTAATTATGGCAGCAGCTAGATCTCATGAAGATGAGATATTCAAAGCAAAGAGAAGACCTAAGCGTCCAATTAAATTTAATGTTACTCTTAATGAAGAACAAAAGCACGCAAAAGCAGAAATACTTGATAACCCCGTCACTGTCTTACAAGGTATGGCAGGAAGTGGGAAAACTTTGGTGGCAGTTCAAACTGGGTTGGATCTCTTATTTACAAAGCAAATTGAGAAGATTATTATTACCAGACCAACAGTTGCCAAAGAAGACATTGGTTTCCTTCCTGGAGATATCAAGGAAAAGATGGATCCGTGGCTTGCTCCTATATACCATAACTTGTACTTACTATATGACAAAGTTAAGATTGACAAGTGTGTTGAAGAAGGACAGATAGAGATTGTACCGTTTGCTTTTATGCGGGGTAGAACCTTTACTGATGCTGTAATCATTTTAGATGAGGCACAGAACGTTACTATGAATCAAATGGAGATGATGCTGGGCCGTCTTGGTAAAGGAAGTACAATGATCATCTGTGGAGATAAAGCACAGATTGATTTACGTAATAAAAAAGATTCAGGTTTTGGCTTCTTATATACATTAGAAGCACAGGTTAAGGGATTTAAAGTAATAACATTAAAAACAAACCATCGTCACGATATTGTTGAACCTATACTAAAAGTATACGAAGATTACAGATAATGAACTGGACCGTAGAACTTATTGCACATTGGCCTCATGATAGATTAGCTATTGGTTTTGAATCCATGAGAGCTACAGAAGAAGTACCTTGGAACACTTTTCAATTGTTTTTAGGCATTCTTACTGTAAGGATTAACACTTGGGAAGAAGAATAACGGGAGTAAGGAAGACCTCTCTTTAATATCTTCCTTACTTTACCCCCGGCTTATTGCTATTCATAGTGGTATGAATGATTACGTGTGTCCAGTTTGATCAAACATATAAGCACAAATCAAGTGGGATTACCTATATGCAGACTGAATAGCCTTCACTCTCTGTAAGCTGCAGAGAGTTTATTATACACACCACCCATTGTTATGGTTTTAGTCTGTTATGACAAGTGCTATAATGAAAAGAAGTAAGTAGAACATATCTCTGAGGTTTGTCTCTCAAAGATAATAAACTTTTTTAGTTTAAGAAATGATGGTGTCTACTTTTGCATCAACAATTCCTAAAATATCTAGCTCATAACCGTCAACTTCTTGACTAGCAGCACGTTTAGCTATGTACATTTTTATTTTAGTGTCTGCTTCATTTACAGATTGAGCTGATACTAGATAGGTTCTTCTCATTTTTTCTTTACCCATTACTACTATGATACGGGCTTTAAAGTATTTAGGTTGGTTTTTGTTGCTCATTACGTAACTCTTTAAATAGTGCCTCAATTAATATTAGATAGTTGATTGCATCTCCAAACTTCTCATCAATCATATCTTGATCAGGGATTATGCTTTCACATTCATATTCACCTATAATTCTACGGACAGAATATAAGTGTTTTACTAAAAGCTCCCATGCTACAGAAGTGGGTTCTTGGTGCATGCTAAACTCTGCTTGTTCTTTAAAACTTTTCAAAGTGTCTGACTCTACGCCATACTCTTTGCCTTTAGATATAAGAACTTCTTTGCTCTTGTAATATCGTTCAGTAAGTAGCTTGTTAAGTTTTTCAGTATTCATGTTGTTTTATGATTTCAATTACTTTTTCCCAATATGTCTCATTATAAGGTACCATATCTAAAATTTGTTTCACTTGTATAAGTGCCTCATTTACAGACTTGTATCTTTCTATATAGTCTTTAGCCTTTACAGCTGGATTTGGATATCCCATAACTTAACATTAACTTAACATTGAAACCTTAATGATATCAACGATGAGAAAGTTACTAATTTTATTTGGAATAGCACTAACCAGCTGCTCAACTAGTCAGTCTGCAGTTGCAGAGGCAACTGATCCTGACGTAGTTTCACGAGCTGGAAATTATACTTATTGTCTTATAGAAGATTGTGAGTACAGAACTAATGTACATTACCACATTGTATTTAATAAATAAGGGAGAGGAGACTGGCAGTCTCACTCCCCCTTTTTATTACTTTGGGCACAAGTAATGGTTACTAGACAAACATAGTTAAAATAATCCAAGCTGCCTAACTTTTTGAATAATACTATTGATTTCTTTTTCTATAAGAGATTTATAGTATTGGGTATCAACGTCATACTCATTCCAAGATTTATCTTCTATAACATTATACATAGTCTGCAAGTATTTACCTGCAACTAATTGCTGTTCTCTTCCATCTGGGTTAGTCTTAAAAAGCTTACCACCCTTTTTACTTACATAGTATCTAATAGTCTTTTGGAGTGGTTCTACATGATGTTCTCCGTCCTTTACAGAGCGTATCTCCAGTTTCCAGTCTCCTTTAGCTTTAGTTCCTATGCAGTAGTCTAATATGTTCCTATTCTTTCTAAGGAATTCATCTGGTAATGTACCATGTATGAAGTAACTATAGATTGCTTTAGGGACTATTAGTTTTGATTTATTCTTATGAAGAGCTAAGCCTTTAAATTCAAATCGGCCTTTGCATTTTGCACTAGCGTGTAAGAATTTACCTCCTGTAGCTTTAAATAAATCATCAGGGTTAGTTTGTTTAAGTTCTTTCCAGGTTGGATAGTCAAGTTCTTTCCAATCATATACAGCAATGTAATTGTTTACATCTGCAAATATGATCTTCTGATACTTATCGTGTTCAAGATTTAACTGCGTAATCTTTTCCCAGCGTTCACATATTTCATAATACTTGTCTTCATACTCTCTAGGTATAATTGTTTCAAGACCATCTGTGTTCTGCATAATAGGTGTGCAGTTTGGGATCTCTTCACAAATCATTTCATATAGCATAGTTAGACTAAGTTGACCATTTACAGTAATCCTCATTGTAAATTCAGGATCATATAAGAAACTGTGAGCATCATTACTAAGTCCGTAAGTTGAGTTAAGAATAATCTTATAAACATAATTCATAGGATTACTCTTTGGAATCTTCTTACGCTCATCAAAGAACCATTCATATAGTCTGCAGAAGTCTTCTTTAGGAAGGTGTTCTGGTGACCATTTATTACGAATAGCTAAGTTGGGATAGTATGATGTAACATCTGAAGACATTATTACATAGTCTTCATCACTCTTATAGATACCTTTTGTATTAGCACCATGAACACCACCTAGACCATAATCTGTTTTAACTCCTTGATAGTTAACAGAATAAGATAGTGCGTTCTTAGTACCAGACTTATTGTTAGGATCTGTATTTAGAATTTTACTTTTAAAGAAATTAAGCAGATCATTGAACTCAGGTGTTTTAAATTCAATGTATGGTAAGATTAGATCTTTAATCTTAATCATAGGACGCGGTGTCCGCATCTGCTTTAATTCTTTTTTATCTATACCAAGTGTGTCACTTAGATAGTAAGCAAATAATTCTTTACTAATACGTGGTTCTGATGCACTGTATAAATCAATATTATACTCATCAGTTAGAGTACCTCTTAATGATATCTGTTGCTTACTTAACTGCATTATAGCTTTAGTACTAGCAACATCATTAATACAATACTCTATAACCATGTTCAGGTCATCAGTATTTGTAATAGGCTCAGAGTGATGGAGAGGCATATCTAAGACGTTATGCCAATCCATACTATACTGTATCCATTTTAAAGAAGATCGTTTAGCAGGATTGTCCCAGTGATTTAATTTAAATACATCTAGCTGACGTATTTTCATTTTGTAGGGACTGTACTTAGGAAACATCTTGTTTCTAGCAAGATCAATTGTATCCTGAGCAAACTGATATATAGCTTGTGCTATAAAGCTTCCATCTAATTTTCTTAATTCAAAATGGTTATCAAGAATAAACTCTGTTACCTGGGCATCAAAAGCTAAACCGTTGTAAGAAACATGCCATTCATTGTTTGCTATATTGTCTTTCAGAAAGTCAATGAAAGCAGGAAAGTCATTGCGTAAACTACATACAGCAAATACTTTAGTTTCATCTTCTTTATAATGTTCAAATACAGCTACAAAACAATCAGCTAATGTTTCATAGTCCATTACCCAGTGCCCTCTCATACTATTCTACAATAATAGAGCTACCTGGTAATGAAGTTAAACCTCCAGTCTTTTGATTAATGTTGTCTTCTGCAGGCTTCATATACTTTTCAAAGTCATATGTTTCTGAGTTAACTGCAAACTGTGTAACAAACTCACGTGTTGAATCAAGACCGGTGATAACAATTTCATGGAATGTATCAATAAGTCTGCGCTCTTCTTTATAGGCTTGACCATTGTTACGCTTTTGAAGTTTTAATTCTTGAGGATCGCCGTTATCATCTAGTTTAGGAAGCATTTTATAAGTCTGCTTCTTTTCTTTAGAGATAGCAATTAAAGTACCACCTGTTGGTTCAAAGATAACTTCTACCCAAGGGCAAGTAGTATCTAAAGGTACTAGAGCAAATGTTTTGTAAGGACCCATGTATGAGTCTACAAGCATCATGTTTAGTGGAGCTGTCCAATTAATCTGATTAGGTCCTCCGTATTTTACATCTTCTTCTGACATTGATTTTAATTTTTAGAGTTAAGTTGTAAAGTTAGTGTTTCTTTTTGAAGATCTGGTTTATCACAGAGTTCAATAGCTGCTTCTAGCTGTGATTCTTTGACATTCAGTATTTTAGCATACTCATCATAGTATAATTCTGGATACAAATAGCTTTCTACATATTCTGTTACAGCATCGCCTTGAGAAAAGAAATCTAATATCTTTTGCTTAAAAGGTTCTGAAAATCTAGAATATTCTCCAATCAAGAATGACATAAAATCAGGTTCCATACTGGAAAAATTAAAAACTAAATATACATAGTCATCCGTCATATACTCATCAAAATATAATTCATGCCCTCTCATTTTTAATAAATGATTATTGAATGCATTACTATCAAATAATGCATATTCACAAATAAGTGCACAGCTAGCAGGATGAATATGATCTTTAACTGCAATGTAGGTTTCTGATGGTTTATATCTTATACCACGTTGCATTCCAAGTTGGGGATACAAAAAGAAATTACTCTTCTGCACATACTTAGGAAATATTTTATCTATCATAACATTATACGTTCAGGTTGACAAAACTGATAGGGCACGTCATACTTTACATTTTCAATATGATATACAGCCTTATCATAAGCTTCTTCAAATCTTTCTAACCAGCTGGTTATAGTATCTTTTGAAACTCCAAAGTTGTAAACCTGTTCGTACTTGTCAATCACCCAGAAGCTGTAAGATACTTTGTCTACTGGTATATTGTAGATCTTACTTGCTAAGGTAACATAAATAGCAGCTTGTAACCAATAGTTATAAAATTCTATTGTATCTGGAAAGTCACTGATTGTTTTACCTGTAGTTTTTACATCTATAACTTCAGCGTTTCCAAACTCATCTATTACAAGTCTATCTAAAATACCTTTAAGGCCAAACATTCCTTTGTATTCTTTGAGATCCAGTGGAATCTCATTCATTACTTTATATCCATCTGAAGAAGTTAGTTCTAGATGTTGTGCAATTGTAGGTTCATCTCTCATAACCTGAGCATATGCTTTACATCTTTCTACCATGTCTTCATCTACAAGATCTTTACCTTCTCTATTAAACAAGAATGTAAAATAGTTTTTGGCATCTTCTGTGCAGATTTTTTCTAGACGTTTTTCATCTTCCTTAAATGATTGATATAAGTTCTGGGATTGTAACTCACTGAGTATCAGGTCATGATGGTCTTCTAAATTAGAAGAACCACCATTAACCTGCGTGTACAGCGAGTGTAAAATCTTCAGTACGTTAGCTGTTGGTACTTTACCTGGTGCTACAGTAAAGAGATTTTTAAACTCTTCAGGCTGTAGTATAAAGCAGTGTACCAACTTACCTTCTACTAGATATGATTCAATCTTCTCTTCTCTCTCATTAAGAATGTAGTGAGAGTAAAACAGTTTAGGACTGAATAACATCTTATTAATTGAACTATAGCTTAGATCTAATTTCATTGTATTCTTCTGGTAATGTTAATCCATCAATTGTAATCTTGTAAGTACTATGAGTGACAGACCAGTTATTATTTATTTCATCTACCTTATCCTCCATAAATACTTTCAAACCTTTTGGCGTAAGCTTATTATTATCTAACAAACCTTTGAGTAGTCCCGCATTAGTGTGAACATTATATGATCTTACTTTTTTCTTTATAGCTTTAAAACTAGCAGCAGAATATACTTTACTATAGCGCATCCAATCACTATGTTTATACCATAAGAATAATAAAAGATCTTCATGCTTTTCCCAGCTGTATCCAGAAAGGGTACTCATAGCCAACTCTTTATCATCATCAGAACCCTTCATTAGCTTTTGTATGTTAACAAAATCATCATATGTAGCAACGTTATCTTGTGATACTAGACTAATAAAAGCTTCTTCAGTAAGAACATTTCTACGATTTTTCCAAAGACTCTGTAAAATTTTATTATTCTTTTCTGTAATATAACCTTTTACTAAATTAGGATTAGACCAGCTACCAAGAGAATTAAATAAATCCAAATGCTTTTTCTCTTCAGGATTATTCTCGTCTAAGAAGTCATTTAGATATGAAGTAGTTCTTGTAGCAATTTCTGTATCAGATACAGAGCTGTATTGTACTATTAAATTTCTTTGATCTTTTATTTCATCTAAAGGTGTTGTCCAATATCTGTGTTTCAATTTGTAATTGACACATAGTGTTTCGTAGTTATCAATTATATAATCAAAAGCATCTAAAAGATCCGCACGGTTTACTACAAATATTCTACTGTATGGATCAAATTCAAATAAAGACTGAAGATATTTAAGGCTAATTACAACTTTATCAGCTGAATCAACCTTACGAGTTTGAGTTATTTTAAAATCTTCTTTAGCCTTTGAGATATGATCTCTCGTTACAGTAGAATTTGGATAGAAGTATACAGAATCTGGTTTCTTTAAAACAGTTCTTACATTGTTTATACCATTAAGAAAATTGCTAAATACATCTTCTTCAGGTTTGTGGGATATATGAACATATACCCCACCTGTTTCATTAACTAATCTGATTTTTTTCATGTAAATTTTCTTTTAAAAGATTTTTGTATTCTTCTTTCATCTCAAACTTTACAAACCAAATACCTGGATTATGTAGTACACGAACTCTTTGTTGTAGAGATTTGTGTAAATACGCAAAGATTTCAGGTGTAAGACATTTCTTAGCTTTACAGAATTCAAAGAACTCTGTTTCATTATAGTGAGCATACTTTTCATATACATCATTAAGAAATTCTCTTACAGCTTTCATTCTTCTGTTGAGGTACCAAACGTTACCGCCAGCGTATAGCTCTCTACAAAACTTCCAAGTCATAAGGTGTGAAGCTTTATAATCAAACGTACCAATCATATGATTAGCAAGTTTAGTATCCTCATCATTACGAGATGAAATCATTCTACATACAGCTTTAATATTATCATCTGTAAGTTCTGTAATAGAACCGCTTGCAATACCTAAGTCATAAGGTGTAACCAGTTTATTAGGATAGTTCTTTATAACTGCTAGAGCTACTAAAGCATTATCATCATATAGATTTTTACTTGTATAGTTCCATTCAGCATGTTCATTTAAAATGTTTTGCTCTACTAAGATATTTATAAAGCCATTCCAATTAGGATACTTTAAATCAGATGTAATTATTATAGTACTTTGTGAATCATTAAATTCAATAGCATTTTCATAATATACTTGAGAATCAAACACAGTGTTATCTATTACAATATGATCAGCTTTATCAGCGTCTTTTGTAATTTTACCACCCGCCATTTGTATGTAGGCTTTGATGTTAGAATAAGGAGTTTTTGTACCACCTACAATAAAGTATCTATCTTTTTGTTTGTAAGTAAATGTCTTTGATTTTATATCCGTCTTTTTATCACGGATGGATCTTAGATTATATCTAGGTCTTTTTAGAGTTGTATCTAAATAACCACTAGGTGCATGATAGTGCTTATAAACTTTGGGGCTGGCTATTGCCAACCCCTCAGTTACTAAATCTTCAAATGTTTTCATTATTCAGTTATCATTTTAGAGATTTCTGGATTCATTACAAGCTTCTGGAACTTAGTACGGTTACCGTTAATAATAGTACGTGCAATCATGTACTTGTTATCCATAGTAAAGTAGTCTGAAGTAAGAAGCATAGTAAGTCTATCAATTAGATTCTTGTCTACAGTATTATTCTTAGAGTAGAGTAATGTGTAGTTAGCAAGACGCGTTGATAGAATAGATGTAATTGCTGCAGATAACTCTCCATCACTGTCTTTAACAGAGCTAGATAGTTTAGACTTCATAGTCTTTTCTTCAGCAGTCAACATCTCTTTAGGATGAATCAGCTTATCTAAGTTATTGTGTATGAACGTAGTAAATGTAGTAGAGAATGCTTCTCCTACAGAACCTTCACCAATCATCTGTACCATAGGTAGATGTTTAGAGAAGTCATCAAAGCTTGAAATAGCATTAAAGAATGTAGTAATAGATCTTGCATTACATTCTGGTGTTACCATTTCTGGATAACGCAGCATGAAGTTAATACAACGAGAATCTACACCTGATTCTTCTGCCCATTCAGCCCATGTATCTACATTAAATTCTAGATTAGCAGAAATGAAACGAGTCTTTTGTGCTGCATCAATAGAATTAACCATGTAGTTACCATCATCAGGATTAGCAGTCAAGATAATGTGCCAGTCCTGTGGTAATGACCAAGAGATATAAGTCTGTCTGTCAACAAGTTCCATAACAGCTTGAATAAATCTAGGGTCTGCACGATTCCAGTCATCAAGCAAAAGGATACCACCTTTAGTTTTACCTGCAATCCACTCTGGCGGTAAGTAAGCAGTACGCTTTTTCTTAGTCATTTGCCAACCATTATTAAGGAAGATCTTAACTGCTTCAGCATCAACCCACTGACCTACTTTTTTAGAAGAACCTGCAGCTGCACTACTGATAGCATCTGCAGCATTAACAGATGAGAAGTTTAGCGTCTCACCTTTCTTTACTGCTACTTCCTTAACCATGTAGTACTCTTTAGTAGAGAAACCTACAAGATCACCTAGCTCTTCAATCTGTGCAAGATTAAGTTTTACAAGATCTAGATTATGTTGTTCTGCAATTTGATAAATACTAGTAGTTTTACCAATACCTGATTCACCAATAACTTCAACAGCTACAGGGTTCTTGCCCTCACTTTGTAGTTGTCTATTAGTGGTGATAACATGATCCATAAAGGATTTTAGTTCATTTGTGTTTAGAGTTACTTGTGCCATTTTCTTTTTAGTTTAATTTAATTTTGTAACCGGGTAATTCTTCATTTATTCTAGATCTAGATGAGTGACACCATAAAGTTCTTTTAGGACAGTCCTTTGGTGGTGGTGCTTCACCATCTGTTAAATAAATGAGTGTAGTATATTTTCTACGATTTTCATTATAATAATCAATCACGGGCTGAAAGGATGTGCCTCCCCTACCATGTACTTTAAAATCCTTTTTAGGATTAAAGGGTTCAACGCTTTGGATTTTAGTATCACACTGGATGATATCTACATAACTACCTGTCTTATTAATGTGATGTATTTCATTAAGGAACTCCTTAACTTCATTATCACTTACAGATCCAGATGTATCAATAGCTACTAATACACTGTTTCTATATTTAATTTTAAGACCTGGGTTATCAGGATATCTTTTGTTAGGCTTGCGTCTAAGAATTCTTGTATAAGACTTAATAGATGACCCAACAAATCTTCTGAGATAACCTTTCCAATCAAATTTTGGAGGTTCAACATGTCTTAATCTTTCAATAAGACCAGAAAGCTCACCAGGTATATTACCCTGTGACTTTTCTATTTCATCTGCAATAGTTGTAAGCTGATGTTCTACTTGCTTTTCAATAAGTTTCTTTTCAGCTTCACTAAGATTTTCAAACTCACCCCAAGAATGGTTGTTTGGACCGCCTTCAGATAACATATTCTGTAGATCTTGATCGCCATTTTCTCCTTTATCTCTTTCTTCTTGTAAAAGTTTATAGTACTCTTTAGTACCTGCTTTAAAAGGAAGATTTAGATTAGGAAAAGAATCCATAGTAATACCACCTTCTGGTAACCATGAAGGAAGTATGTACTGATTGATCTCTAGATCTGCAGCTATGTTAAATAGTTCTTTGTCTGCGTAAGAATCACGCATTGTAAGGTGTCCAAAAGCAATATGAAGTAGCTCATGTTTAATCAAACCTTTTCTATGTAGTTCATTTAAACTATCAAAGAAGTCAGGATTGACTACAAGCTTTACTCCAATACCATCTTTACCAACACCAGCTGTAGGTACGTCACTGCTGAAGGATCTGTTAAGACTTGACATAAAATGCCCATAGTAGGGCTCATCAAATAACAAATCCTTACTTACGCGTGACAGCATTTTCATGTCTGCCATAGTATGTAAATTAAAATTAGTCTAGAACGCGAATAATTACGCCAGGATTATCCTTGCTGTAACTGTGTTCTTTAAAGTACGGAATCATAATACTGCAGTTGTCATCTTCTAACCAACCTGCATGTACCAGTTCATCTTGAATAGTTTGAGCCGGATTTATATAGTCAAACTTATGTTTAGTTCCACGTATAAATTCCATTTCAATCTTTAGAGGTAATGGCTTATCCTTAATGTATTCTACAAAGTCATCTTTGTATTTTTTCCATATAGGTTTAGTAAGAGCTTTCCATTTTTGTGTAGACTTGCTTGCAACAAAGTACTTGCCTGTCCACACTCTAGAGTTCTTACTAGAAGGTACATTATATGGGATAAACCACTCTTTCATTTAGTCAAAGATAGAGCTTTTCTTAATATAGGTGTTAACGTTTGACGAACAGATTCAACGCCATGTACAGCAACACTATCAGATAAGTCTTTCATCATCGGTAAGATAGCTCCTGGTATACCATATTCATCTAGGTATTTTTTAGCAGAAGCTTTACCCGCACTATCTGTATCAAATAGTGTGACTACTCCTTTATATCTCTTTAAGAATGTTTCTATGTACATGGGTTTGATCATAGTATTTTCACTATCTGGTGCGACAGTTTCTATATTTTTGTAATCAAGTTCTGTTAAACACATACAGTCTTTAAGAGAAGAGCATATTACTAGATAAGGTTTCTCGTATGTAAGTTGATTAAGTCCCTGCAGATAATCCTGTAGTTTCATAAACTTATACTTTTTATTCTGAGGCTGATAAACTTTATATAGTTCATCGTCTGCAGTAAAGTATCCATACATATGTGAATGACTTATTACAGAATGTTTAGTTCCTTGATTAGTTTCAGTAATTAGTTCTATAGAGTCTAACGGTTTAACGTTGAACTGATTTAGAGTTTTACTACTGATACCATAAAAGGTCCAATATTCTTTATCTAGCTTATTCCATCTTCTTGTTTCTATGTTACCTACACCAAACTTTGTTTGATCATTATACTCTCTTTTAATTACACTGCCACCATGTTTAGTTACATAAGCATTGTAATCATTTATTACCATCTGGATAGCTTCTTTTATAGTTAATTCTTTCATATGCATGAGCAAATTAACACCATCACCTTGATGATTTGTAGAGAAACATTTATAACGATAGTCATTATAATTCTCTACATAATAAAAGTACATTGAAGGAGTTCTTTCTGAAGGATTAAACATAGAAGTGACTTGAACTCTCTGACCATTAAGAGGTTCAGGGAGGTTAAAGTAATACTCAAATACCCAACGACTGGGTACTTGACGTATATCATCTATTATGTTTTTAGTAGAAAGCATTGTGGATGTATAAACATATAAAAAATTATTAGATAAAAAAAGAGAGGGTCGTAACCCTCTCTTCTTAATTAAACTAAATCTATTTTTTACAGATTAAATCCACTGCTACTTTTAGAATTATTAGCAGAAAAATCTTCTACAGATTCTTCACCTTGAGCTTTTTCAGCAGCAAGATCTTTAGCTTTCTGTGTAACATAGATGTCTTTATCCTCTGAGTATTGGAACAGTTCATCAGCATTAACACTAAATGCTTTACCGTTTCTACCTTTAGGTTGAGCAAGATCTAGATAATACTTGTAGTATCCATTAGCTGCAGACTTTTTAGCACCTACAACAATATGAATGTATTCATTATCACAAATGATATGCTTAGCCATAGCCACAAATTCTTCAATTGTATTAGCTTCAATAGCATCAATCTCATCTTCAACACCTTTTGCTTTAGCAAAAGCTTTTAGCATTCTTAAGATAGATACATCTCTATTAATAACAGTACCGTCTGGTAGTTTACGAGTAGAGAAACCATAAGGGTTCAAAGAAACAATACCAATTTGACCTTCTGCTGTACCACCTGCAGGATTATCTTTAAATCTTTCCCAACCTTGTAGTCCTTCAATAGGTTCTGTTTCTACACGAATATTCACATTAATTTTATCAGGAGCATTCTGATCTGTATAAGGAGGTACTTCAGAATATAGATCATAGATCTTTACTTTATGAGTTCCTGGTTTAATTAGTGGACTAGTTTTACCACCACCACCTACTGTAATGTCTTTTGTACTTAACATCTTCTTTTTGATTTTAATTATTCTTCTTCATTTTCGTATCTAATGATACACTCTTTAACATAGTTAAGGTCGTTAGGAATCTCTGGTTCAAACATACCTTCTGGTGATTTACATGTATTCTCTCCGTTGTTACGAGTTTCAAATATATGTTCCACACCTTCTTTAGTACGCTTAACTTTAGAGAATAGCACCATAGAAAACAAACCTTCTAAGGTCAAAGCATTATCAATCATTTTACCAATGGTTTTTGCTTTAATCTTTCTGCGGCCATCCATATCTACAGACTCTTCAGCATGAGATAAGAAGACTACAAAGATATCATCTGGTAATTCAGTTACAGTAAACTTAATGATGTCATAGATTTGTTTAGCAAGTTTTACAAACTTATCATAACCTTTTACATCAGCTTGGTTCATGTACTCAAATGCCATCAGATATTGAAAGTCATCAATAACAATGTTTTTAATCTCTGGCTTAGCTTCAAGCAATTGTGTAATACTTTTAGCTAGACCTAAAGGAGTATTTTGTTTACTCATGTTCATGCTCTCACCTTCATACTGGTATTTCTTTTTCCAGCCTCTAAAAGGTAAGGGCTTATTTGCAACATTGTATACAAATGTTTCTGTTGGATCTAATGTTCTAATAGCAGTAGACTTACCGCTACCAGACTCTCCAATAATTAATACTGCTTGAGCCATTATGCGTTGTTTTCACGATTAATAAATGCATTAATATCTGGTACACTACTAACAGGTTTTCTGTGTACAAGAGCATACAAGTCTCTTGCAGTTAGATTAGATAGTTTTGTATCCATTCCTTCATCAGGTGCATCAAATGCTGTTGCAGTACTTATTGGTTCATGCTTTGGTTTAACATCAGAAATACCACTCATATCAAATAATGGTAATTCTTGCTGCTTAGAAAAGCTCATCCAATGTTCTACACCTTGACCTACTAAATCAAACTCATCCATAGGGACAGCATATTTAGTAAACTTATCACCTGCTTTACTTACAATATCAATTCTTTCATATCCTTCTGAAGGATCATTCCAATAAGGATTGTACTTCCATTTGTATAGTTTATAATCACTATCCATAGGGCTCATATCTCTGTAGTCTACATTCATAATATAGACTTCACCTTTCTTAGAAATAATATCTAGCTCATTCTCAAAGAATGCTGCTGCTAAATATTGTTGACCATTACCTTCTTTACGAATAGGTTTAGGTACAAAGTAAGGATTACTAATGCCCTGAGCATCCCAGTATGCTTTAAAAATAGCATACAGTTCTTTTTTCTTTTGTTTTCTTTCTTCTGTTGTCATCATATATCAAAATTGGATTTTGTTTTTTCTACTGTTTCTAAATAATTAGGTTCAACTTCATTGAATTCATAGTTTTGATAATTAGCTTCTAAGTGCATTATACCATGATCACCAGATCTATTCTTAAGTATGTGAGCTGCAACATAACTACCATTTTCTGGAACTATTACTTTGTAAGGATCCGGTCCATAATGGAATATGTTAAAATCACTAGGTCTATTTAGAATCATTAAGAAATCTGCATGCTGTAGTAATGCATCTGCAGTTGAGATATCTGATGTTTGCGGATAATTATCTGCTCTACCTGGTATCTTTCTGTATGCTTCTTCAATATTTCTATTAAGCTGAGATAGAGTAAATACTATAATAGGATACTTCTTTCTAAGCTTAGTGATTAGCTCACCATACTCATTAATAACTGCATGAGTATTTTGGCCTTTGTCTTTTTTAATTAATAAACTATGATCAATAGAGATGATTAATCTTAAATCACCTTTTTTGTTATACTCTTTAAGATATTCAAGTATAACGTTTTCCATTTGTTTTAGTGTAAGTTGCTCATCAACTATATCCCAAGGAAGAGTTTTAGCTTTTTCTACAATGATTTTAATTCTTTGAAGACTGTTCTTATCAATCTTATTGCCGCCTGTACTAAGAAGAGTTTCTTTTGCTTGTTTAATCTCTGCTTGTATACCACGATAACCAGTTGCTTGAAGAGGCATTTCAAAACTAAAATCTAAAACTCTGATGTTATCATAAGGGTTAAGAGCAAATGCTCCTTGCAATAACTGATCTTTAATCAAAGTTTTACCTACACCAGATCTGGCACCAATAACAAAATGACTTTGCCAGGGAATGCCATCTACACCTTTTTCATTAAGCATGCTAAACGGTGTTAAAAGAGAGGGTTCTTTTCCATCTCTTCTAGCAATGATATAATCATATGCTTCACTATAAGCATCTCCAATACTTGTAACATAATTCTTTATACTCATATACCTTCTTTTATAAATTTCTCACACCATGCTGATAGCTCACTGTTCTGACCCTTCATAATAAAGTTTGTAAGCTTCATTACATATGTATAATCATTAATGCTTTCATAGTATCTGATATATAGTTTAAATCCACCAGCTACTTCATTCATGGTATAATTATACTTATTAAAAAAGATTCTAAGCTTTCTTAGAAGATCTGTTTTACTGCAACGTAAGTTACCTGTCTTAGCACTTTCTTTAGGATATCTATTAAGTATAGCATCGGCTAAGTCACTTAACTTATTTTGATCATACTTCTTATCATCATCTTTAGACTCATTAAATAATGTGTCTGTATACTTAATAATCTGTTTAGTACTTTGAGTAGGCTTCCAACCGTTTTCAGTTTTAATAAGAAAGTTCTTACTGTGTAACCGATTAAGGTCAACTGAAAGATTGGGATCTATTAATATACCTTTGGCTATAGAATATAACATGGCATATTCATCTGGAGATAACTTCTTAGCCACCAGATAGCTGAAAAAGAGAGTTTGTTGGCTCATATGGCTAGGTTCTTATATCTTTTAACTAATTCTTCTAACTTATTATTTCTATCTACAATAGTATTATACTGTTTGTAGATTGCATTTAACGTGTTTTTATTTTCTTCTAACTCACTCTTAAGTCTGAGATTTTTAGATTCAAGTTCTGTAATATGACTACGATATACTTTAACTACAGAATGATAGTTCATTTCAATAGAGCTTAATTCCGGAAGTTTAAAGTCTCTTAACTCATATTCATCTAAGGTATCCTTAACCATTTTTTCTACATCCATGTAGACAGCTTTATATTCTCTGTCATAACGGTAATTCATTTCATGCAGCTTCATTGCATGTAATACTGTAGCGTGGTCTTTATCAAATATTTTACCTATATCATTTAATGACAATCCACCATGAGTTCTCATTGCAGTCATAGTAGCATGTCTAAATCTTACATTTCTTCTTTGCCTGCTATTAGTTATTTCAAATTCTTTAGCAATTGATTTCCAAAGTCTTAATAATACTCTGAACTCTGTAACAATTTCAATTTGCTTTTCACTGTATGAATTTCTCATATTTTGTTGGTTTTGATAGGATAAATGCAGGAGCTTTTGTATATTATACATGAAGGGAAACCTTTATAGTGTAGTATAATATTGTAACCAAGCCCAGCTTGTAAAGATAATAAATTTGTACGATGAGTACAACAGAAACAAGTGTTATTAATACCGTAAAGGCATGGATCCTTCCGGGTATTTTTGCTTTTGCTGTAGCAATGCTTAACGATAATCTTCAAGAAATGAAGCAAGACATTAAAACGTTACTTGCTCAGTCTGAGAGAGATAAAGTTAAGATTGAGTATCTTGAACAAGAAGTTCAAGCGCTTAGAAATAAGGTTGACGATTTGGCTACAAATGAGACACCATATAAAGATAATCATGAAAACCTTCCAACTCTATACGCCATTCTTCCTGGCAAAGATGATAGCTCTGAGTCTTATTCTGACAGGGTGTAATCCAGTAAAACAAGTACTTAAAGACAAAAAGAAGTTAGACATTGTAGCTATTGAAGTTATACGTCAAGGCTATTGTGTCAATGATACTGTTGTAGAAACAAGAATAGATACACTTTATGAAGTTGATTCTTCAGCGGTTAACTATATTAAAGTTACTGAGCCTATAGATACAGTCTTTGCAGACGGTGCTCAATTAGTTATAGATTCAGCTGGTCATGTTACTGTATCGTGTCCTGTTAAAGTACAATATAAAACTGTAACAAAAACAGAAACAGTTAGAGATCAGTCACTTGAGAGAATTCTTAAAGAAGATATTGCTAAGCTTGATAGTATTAAGAAAGACCTAGAGCTTACTGTAAGAGAACGTAATATCTTAATTGAAGAGACTCAGCAAGAACTTAAAAAGTCTGAACGTAAGTTTAAACTTTTCTTATTTGCATTGTTTAGTATGGTTGCACTGGGTGCATATCTTAAAGTAAGAAAGATCTTACCATTTTAAAAGATAAGAGAGGGTTTCCCCTCTCCTACCAATTAATACTTGGCAACTCCTGTGAAGCCAAGATTTCATTTACTTTATTAAAGCAATCATTACAATCCCACTCATGCTTTGCAGCATAAGCAGCACTTGCAGGGTGACTTGCTTTTATAATATTGTCAGTTTCTAATAGATCTTCCCATTGCTCAGCTTTCTTACCTAATAATAAGTAGACTAGATTGGGCTTATTTATAGATAATTCATTAAATAAGTGGGCCATAAAGTACTTCCAATGCTCTTGATGAGTACCGGGTTTACCTATTCTAGTAGTAAGTGCAGTATTAAGTAATAATACACCCTGGTCTGCTAAGTATTGTAGATTTTGTACACTTGGTTGTGCATTTTCTACAGTATTTTGTATAGCAGAGTGTATATACTGTAAAGATTTTTCTGTTCTATTTTGTCTACTACAAGAGAATGCAAGACCATCTGCTACATTTATTTGTGGATAAGGATCTTGACCTACAACTACTACTCTTACATTATCATAATGACATTCTTCAAATGCTTTGAATACATATTTAAATGTAGGTGTAAACCTATGTCCAGATTGAACCTCTAGTTGAAGTTTATCCAGTAATTCTACAAAGTCATTAGATTTAATAAACATTCTAAGTACTGTATTCCAACCAGTTGGTTCTAACTTTTTGTAAATTTTATCAGCAAACTCCCTAGAGTTTACTATATTAGCTTTAATATTATTCATACGCTATGATTGTTAGTACTATTAAAGAAGATGATATCATTGATATCAAAGTTAACGGAAGCTTTTACGCAAGAGTTCAAGCATTAATGTTTTGGATGCTTGAAGGTAAAGAGCCTGAATACATTACAGAAGTCTTTAACAAGATTTCTGAAAACAACATTGATGATGCTTATGTAGCTCATCTTCAAACTGTTGTAGTTCTTATGCGTGAGATTGAAGAGCAAGCTAAGAATCAAAATAAGCTTACAGATAAAGAGGTTGAAGATTCTAGCGAAGATTAATTCCAGTAAAATCTCCAAGTTCTATAGCTGCTTGTATTGCTAAGTTGATTTCTTCTTTACTACAGTCAGCAAAAGATTTAAAAGAAGCAGGGCCTGAATAAAGTCCTGCTTTCTTTTTTACTTCTACTTTCATCTCTTCAAACGTTGCACCTGTAAATGCTGCAAGATCTCTAATTGATTTATGTACTTTAGCTAACTGGTTGTTAGTGCTTTTACCAGAAGCATCCGTGCTTATAAAGATATCTGCTTGAGATCCTTCAGGTAAATTAGATATAAACTCTTCATAGGTTTTCTTTTCAAGATTACTTTTAAATTGAAGAGTGCCATTAATTTTTGTAACCGTTACTTGTATATTATTCATATTGCAGGTATTGTCTATTTACATGGTCATATATTTTAATCTTTGAAGAGTCAAAACTGTTTAGAGCTTTCTTAACCCAGGTCATATCTATAGTATTTTCATATGCTAAAATGTGGCATGTTGCTTTATCATTAGGATTAAGTCTAAGAAGTCTACCAATACGTTGTGCACTCTTAGTCTCATTGCCATATGCATGAAGTATAATGCCTGATCTAAGGTTAGGTACAGTAACACCTTCATTCAACTGTAGAACACAGCTTAGCTGGCTTATACGACCGTCTTTAAACATCTCTAAGTTATCCTCACTATCCGGGTTACCAGAATGGTAACTATAACTACATAGTTTATCTGCCTGGTCTTTAGTGTTTGCAAAAATGATACACTTATCTTTTATTTGACTAGCTAAGACTTTAGCATATCTCTCTTTAGTAGGAAAAGACATCATTGCTTTCATTCTTTGAACAGATGCTATAGCTTTAGGCTTACCTAAACCTGCAGAAGCAACTCTTTCAGACCAAAAATTATACTGATCTAACTCACTAGTTTTAAATGATCTACCATTTTTCATATTTACCCACATATTTTTACCACTGTCTAATGGCATTGTATGTATAACAATCTGGTAATCATTTAAAATGTTATTCTCTGTAGCATCATCTACATTGAATGTATACATGACAGGACAATAAGTATTTATCATTTCATACTTTTCACTACCCTTTCTTTCAGGTGGTGTACCAGTTAATCCTAGTATACCACCGTTATGAAACTTTAAAAAGTAATCATGACTATACTTTAAACTATGACACTCGTCTAAGTATATGTAATCATAGACTTCATCCTGTTTAGATAAAGATATATAAGTAGTAAAGGTGATTTTTTCTAGCAAATCAACCATTCCAAACTTAATTGCATCTTTTTTCCAAGAGTCAAATATAGATTTCTTGGGTGCTGCCACTAAATATTTTGGTTCAACGGCGGCGGCGGCATGTGCTGCCATATGTTTTAATCCTATAAGTGTTTTTCCTACACCCATAGATATTGCAAGAGTACAACGGGTGTTATTTAGTGCTACTTCTAGGGCTTCTTTCTGTATTACTTCCCGTGTCTTCATTTAATTTCTTTTTTAATGTAACCTCACCATGTGGGTTTAATTTGATATCTGGATTAGCAAGTAGGTATTTTTGTAAACTAATTGGTTTACTATTAATCCAATTGATTACTGATTTAGTTTCACTATCAATTGTAAGTTTCTCTGTAAGAGTTACTTTTCTACGGTGCCAAAGTTGATTCATATGTTATTTACGTTTTAGTCCACGCTCTAACAGTTCTTCTTCTGTTAGTTTATCATGGATCTGGTTATGACAAGATCTACATACAGTTTTCCATGTAGACGTTATCAAATAATATTTTTCTCTATCACTACCAAAGTAAGTATGATGTATATCTGTACCATTAGTAGTGCAACCAGGTAATCTGGCTTCACAAAAAGGTTTCTGTGTAAGAAAATCTTTACGAAGCTTGCTGTAAGTTTTATCCTGTGATGCTTTACGTGCTGATACAGGATTTAATTTAGGAGCATCAGGGTCTTTAGCTTTTACTTTACCCCAGCATGACTTACAATAACGTTGCTGCCCCTCTCTTTTCCATATATATTGTTCTGAATTACATCCGGAACAATGTTTCTTTTTACTTTGCATTAGAATAATGGATCATCATCTTCAAGGTCTTCTTCTATAGGAGACTCTGGAAGATTCATAGGATTTTCTACAACTCTTTTAATTTCAACAACTAACTCAGGATTAGTCTCTTCAATTAATTCATAAATAGGTTTAAGAATTACATTGATTTCTTCTAGCATAAGTATATGCTTATTGTTTTTAAGATCTCCTAATGTAGGTTGTGTTTCAACACCTTCTTTATTAAGCTCTTTGATAGATTCAGTAACCTGATCATGTACATCTATATACCTTAAATGCCTTAGATATAGAAATACTATTTGTTCTGGTGATAAGTTGTTGAGATTCATAAGATTGATTTAAGTTACTAAGATACAAAAATATACGGGAGGCTTTTACACCTCCCGCACATCTTATAGTACAAAGTCTGTATCTAAGTCTTCTTCAACTTCTTCAACTTCATCAATAACTTCTTCAACTTCTACTTCTTCATTCAAAGAATTGTCTACTTTAGATTCAACTTCTTCTTCTACTTCACTAGTAGTTTCAGTTTCAAAAGCTTCTGATAAGTCAGCAGGACCTACAACTGGACGAACATCATTGCTTGCTAAAGCTGCAATAATTTCTTCTTTGTTATCATGCTGGATTAAAGTGTCTTGTACTGTACCTGTTGCATCATATACAATACGAGAATAAATAGGCTGACCTTTTAATTTACATACTACACCACTATCACCTGCTATTTTAGGTGTGCTATAGTCATCAAAAGGTTCAAGAGATTCTTGACGTACTAACTTACCTGGAAGAGTATGACCTGCTTCCATACCAGAATTTTGTAGTTGTTCAATCTTACCTTTCAATAAGAAATAACGGTTTTCTTCTTGTAACCAACCGTCTTGGTTAAATTTACTCAAAGTTTGTCCAACACGGATATAACCAAACTCTGGGTTGTTAGGATTTACATTAATAGCAGATCCATTAGCTGTTTTAATTACTGTTACTTTACTCATAATAATTAATTGATTAAATAAAAAAGAAACCCCAGCTATTGCCGGGGTTATGGGTTAAATGTCATCACGTATAAAATCCTCATCAGATAGTTTATCATCTATGTCAATATCTGGTAGCTCTGGTTCAACATCATCAGCTTCCATATCATCATAGGCCATATACTTACCATCAAGCGCTGAACCAGCAAAAGGATTTTCTACAACTGTACCTACATTAAGACGTACAAATTCATTTAGCTCATCATCATCCATAGATAAATAATGGTCCAAACTAATTTCTACAACCTTACCATTAGGCAATTGATATAACATTTGTACAGGAGTTTAAACAAAAATAAAAGTATTTGTTACCTGTACAAGATTGTTATTATCTTATTCCTAAGAGTATAGCTAACTCTTTAGGATTTTTTCAAGATTTGGTTTAAAATACAAAGGACCTTTCAAAACTTTACCATCTTCACGATAAATTGGTTTACCATCTGCACCAAGCTTACTCATATTACTAGAATGAACTTCATCAAAGAGAGCCTCAATTTTATCATCTAAGTTATGCTTAGTTACAAAACCAAAAGCAATATATAGGATATCAGTAATGGCATCAGCAATTTCAATTGCATCATTATCTTTTGCTGCAGCTACATATTCTTCTAATTCTTCTAGTAATAAATTAAATTTTGTAATCTCAGTCTGATCTTCAGGGTTAAGATTAAATGCATTTTCAAACTCTCTAATTTGTTCTATTTGTTTTTTCATTGTTCCCAGTATATAAATATTTGATCATCTCTTGTTTGTTCAGGGCTTAACTCTTTGACAGTGAATGCAATAGAAGGTAGATAATCTCTTTCATCATCATAGTCATAGTCAAAAATAGTAGACAGTTCAAACTCTATGTTTCCTATTTTAAAAGGGAACATTTGTTTTATATCTTCCATTCTATCATCACTAACAAAAGTAGATTGAATCCATTTAATATTATAAACTTCAGTACCGTTTACAATACAAGTTCCAAAATCATATCTATCATCTTGCTTTCTAAGTTTTAAACCTAGTTGGCTTTCAAGTTGAGAACCTAAGTAGTTAAACACTTTTTGATTAAGAGCAATCATTCTTTGTGGACTACCGTATCTGGCCCATGGTGTCTGCTTCATAAATATTATCTAATGTTTGGTTGAGTAAAAATTCAAAGCCTCTACTTAATCTCATCATAGTTTCTTCAGCGTCACCATTTACAAGATATTCATTGGGCTTAAGTAAAAAGCGTTCAAGCTTCTTTTCTAGATTATTAACAGAATGCTTTACATCTTGCTTATAATACTGTGTATGCTTAAGCTCATCTAAAGATTCTAATAATAGCTGCGCTAATAGCACAGTGCGTGTTACTTTAAAGTGTTCATTCTCTTCTCTCATTCTGCTTCCATTTGTAGATTAAGTATCCATTCCAAGCAAGAACAATTACGATCCCTATAATATTATCAACCATAGGTTAAAGATAATACTTAGGATCATAACTGTCAAAGCTATTTTCTCATAGAGAATTCTTCTTCTTAGTTCTCTTCTGGTCTTTTCTATATCCATAATGAAAAACACTAATGATTAGTAATGTTGATATAACTCCACATAAGGTGAGCAATACTGCTAATAAATAATCCATAGTTAAAATATGTATCTGATTGTGTCTAAACTAAAATACTTACTATAGATCTCTTTAAACTCATTAAGTAATCGGGTCTTATGGATAATAGGATATCTCATTACACCACTTTTATTTTTTACTTCTGAGCTGTATCTCATAATCTCTTGAGCTTCAATTGAACTCTTGGCCATTTGTAGTTTGTGGTTAGTAAGTGCAATAACTTCACACTTATTCTCACCTGCTACATCTTTTACTTTACTGAAGAGATTATCATACTCATCTTTCCATCCTGGATAGAATACTAAAGGACTATAGTTTACATGTACTTCCCAACCTAATGCTTTGAGTCTATTAATGTCATGTATACGGCTCAAAATACTTGACATCTTGGGTTCAAGTATATCAGAATATTTCTGAGGCATAAGACTTACACGTACTCTAGGCTTCTTATTAAAACTACTGACGTCTAACGTTAGTAATCCTGGATATTTAGTTGCCATTGTACTATTAAGTCTTGGATGGTTATCATACCGCTTAAGATAATCTATAAGCGGTTCAGGCATATGCTTTTGCATCAGTACTAAATCACTGTTGCATGCTACATCTACCATAGTGTAAATAGGATCTTGTTGATCTGGTGTTTTTATAAATGATTTCTCCCACTCCACTACAGAGTTAAAGATATCATCAACGTTTGTGTTTACATATACACGGTTACCATTGTAACGAGACATATAACAGTACGTGTTAACACATCCACCAAAACAACCATAAATAATATTAGGTGCTATACAGTTAGCACTGTTATCATTATCCTTTGTGACAAGAGTTTTGGTGATTTGTGTTTTAATCATCTTGATCTGCTTTACCAGTAAGATAAATAAACAGTATACTTACAAGAATAGTAAGTATTATCACCATCCATTTAAATTCAATCATTTTCTATACCATTTTCATCCAGATCTCTCTGACATAATGTTATTATATTCTTCATTTTTAAATATTACTGATCCTGATTAATATAATCTTCATATTCAGATTTAAACTGCAATAAAGCTTCATATAAATACTTTGGAATTTCATAAGGTAGGCTACAATCTCTATGTTCAAGATCTAACCAATAATAAGATCCTTGATTTTCTGCAATCCATATAGATTTTGCAGGGTTATCTTCATAACGTGCATCTTTACAAATATGAATAGCTTTAGGTTTAAACTTATCCATTATAACTTGCCACAAGCTCCAACCTATATCACCATCATCATCATTATTCCAATTTAAAGAATCACGCATATGCATTAATTCTTTGATACTCTTTTCTTTATATTTTATTGCTAGTTCTTTTTCAAGTCTTTCTATTTTGTCAGAATATAATTCTACTTCTTTCATCTCTCGTTGGTTTTAAAGAATTCAGATAAGTCATCATATAAAGATATAATTTCATTATCAGTTAGTTCACTAACTTGCTGCATTAACGAAGCTC